CGCGCCAGTGAAGTTGAAGCTGGTGACGCCGGAGGTGAGGAGCGTCCCCTCGTCCGACACCGAGATGTTCGTGCCAGTGCCAGCGGGGCCAGTGGGGCCAGTTGCACCAGTCGCGCCAACATTGCCCGCAGCGACGATGTTCCACGAGGTGTAGGTGCCAGACCCGCCGAATGCGTCAGAGGTCATGACAAGCGTCGTGCCGCTGAACGAGGTTATGATTCCCTCGACGTAATTCGTGGGCGTCACGGTGTAGGCGATGCGGACGCGCTCCCCAACTGCAAAGGCAGTCTGGGTGTCGGACAAGTTGGTGGTGAACGTCAGGGATCCCGCGCCAACAGTGTTGGAGGTGCTGCTGGTCAGGCCAGCGTAGCCAATGCCCGCCGCGCCAGTGGGTCCGGTTGGGCCTGCGACAGTCGATGCGGCTCCGGTGGGGCCGGTCGCCCCGGCGCTTCCGGCGGTTCCTGTGGGGCCTGTTGGACCAGCAACGGTAGACGCCGCCCCCGTTGGGCCGGTTGGCCCGTCAATTCCCGCAACGCCCGTGGGGCCTGTGGGGCCGGCAACCGTGGAAGCGGCTCCGGTCGGCCCAGTGGCTCCCTGTATGCCCGTGGGGCCTGTAGGCCCGGCTACCGTAGAAGCCGCTCCGGTTGGGCCGGTTGGCCCGGTGCTGCCGGTCGGACCCGTGACGCCATTCACAAGCGCCAAGAACAGCGCGGCACCGTTGGCAAAGCCCGTGGTTCCCGCGCCGCCAGATGCAGTGAGCGTGACAGGGTATGTCCAGTATGAGTTGGCCGTGCCCGGATTTACATTGGTTGGGGCGCCAGAGATCGTCCACGTCTGGTAGCTGGCGCTGCTGGTCTGGCTCTGGATGATGATCTGCTCGCCAACGGTCAGCAGCGACAGAAAAATATCAACGTCAATGTTGTTGTCAGTGAGGTGACTGACATTGATCTGGGTGGCGCTGGTCTGGACGGCGTTGTTCCAGAGAAGGTCGCCGTCTCCGGGGTAGCCGGATATTGCCCCGGTATTTGCGAGATAGAGGAACAGATTGGATGACGTGCCCGGCGTTCCGGTGGGGCCGGTGGGGCCAGCAACAGTTGAGTTAGCGCCAGTCGGGCCAGTCGGGCCAGTGGGGCCAGCAACAGTGGAGGCAGCGCCCGTGGCTCCCGTAGGCCCGGTGCTGCCAGTGGGGCCTGTAGGCCCAACTACCGTCGAGGCGGCTCCCGTAGGCCCCGTAGGCCCGTCTATGCCCTGTGGCCCCGTAGGCCCCGTAGGGCCAAGCGCCCCGGCTCCCGTAGGCCCTGTGCTTCCCGTAGGGCCGATGTCGCCGTTGATGCCCGTAGGCCCCGTGCTGCCCGTGACACCCGTGGGGCCGATGGTCCCCTGCGGGCCGGTGGGACCAGGGATAACGGAATCTGCACCCGTAGGCCCTGTAGGCCCGGATCCGCCGGTCGGGCCGGTGCTTCCGGTCGGGCCGGTCACATTGGATGCTGCCCCCGTGGGGCCGGTGCTTCCAGTCGGGCCAGTTGAGCCTTGGCCTCCGGTCGGGCCAGCGACTCCCGTGGGGCCGGTCGGGCCGCCAACGATCCCAGCTATGGCCCCCGTAGTCGTGCGGCGTGACGTGCCAGCTTGCACAATCTCAAGCTGCTCCGTGCCGTTGAGGGCAGTAGCTGCGGGCAAATTTGGGATTTGTGCGTTTGCCAAGTTCTAGTCTCCGACGCGCCAGAGCATAAGGTTCATCGGCGGCTCCTATTCATACATGATGTTGATGGAGCCAGCGTCGAAGGTGTCGGTGCCGTTGACGGTGGTGATGCGGAGGCGGTCAAGGGTGCTGCCAAGGGCCGGAGAATTTCCAGCCGACATTACGATTGCGCCCGCGCTAACCGTATATAAAACGACCCCCTGCTCAACCCAAGTATTACTGGCGATTAAACTGAGAATGGCGGAGCCGGACTGTAGAGAGGCGGCGGTGAGCGAAATCGTAACTGGCAAGCCGGTTGTGGACGATGTTTGCCCCGTGCCCCCGTTGATTGCGCCAGCGGCTGAAGTGTAGCCCGTGGCAGAAATAGAGCCTGAGCCAACTTGAATTTGGATCGGGCTTGTCCCGCTCGTAGACACGCCATTAAACATAACAGTGATGCGCTTCACCCAACTCGGGATGCTCGTGAAGTCAATGCTGGTTCCACTGGTCGAGGCAACCGCAGTCCCCTGCACGATCTTCTGCGTTGCGGCATAGGTTGAGCCATTGGTGCTGAAGGGGATCTGCCCAACCGCTGACGGTGTTGGCAATCCGCCGCCTGCTGGCGCGGCGCTCGTCCAAACAGTCCCGTTGCTCGTCAGGACGTTGCCAGAGGTGCTGGGGGCAACAGCCACAGCCGCCACGCCGCCAACCGTGGCAGTCCCCGCCACCGTCAGGTTATTTCCCAGCGCCACGTTGCCGCTGGCGTCGTTGACGATGTTGTTCACCGCGCTGGAGGGGTGAACGACATTGATACTCTTGAGCGTTGACATGTCTCAACCCTTTACGAGGTTAACGAGGCGGCTGCCCGGTTCAAGGGCAATGAACTCGTGGGCCTGATGCGCGGGCCAGTCTACTACATTTCCAGCCACAAGCGTTAGTTCCCACCCGTCGCCATGCGCCTTGAACGAGCCCTTGCTAACGATGCTGATGTGCGTGTCGTTCTCGCCATGCGTGTGCATGGGCAGCACATCTCCCTCAAGCGGGAAGTCATAGCGAGTCCCGCTGAGTTTGCCAAAGGAGATGGGCGAGAACTGCATCATCAGATCACCGTGGGTGCGTCTGATGGAGCGGGTGGGGGCGGCGCAGGCTTCACGGGCACAGGGTCAATCGTGAAAGTGGCGGGGTCGTAGTACCATTGATCTGCCTGAACATCATCGTTGCAGGCAACCCAGAACAAAGGAGGGGCCACCTCAAATGGAGTTGTGGTCGTCTCTGCCACGCGCTCGCCGAGGAGCGTCCCGTCGTACTTGTAGACTTGTTCGGTGGGGGAGATGAGAGCCTGTTTCATTTTAATACTCCACGATCACAACGCCAGCCGCACCTGCGCCACCCGTTTTGTTGGTTGAAAGTGCTGTAGCGCCACCGCCCCCGCCTCCATACTGCAACCCTGTAAGTCCATTATTGTCGGTTGCGGCAGCGCCTTTTACAGAACCGCCCAGAAAAGATGACCCGCCTTGGGCAGCGCCACCATATCCAACTCCTATGCTTGCAGAACCATATAGCGCTCCGCCGCCACCGCCGTTGATATTCAAATCTCCAGAAGACCCAATTCCGCCACTTCCCCCAGATCCGTAACTATTACCCACATAAGTCCCGCCACCGCCTCCGGTTGCAGAGCAATATGCTGCAAAGGAAGATGTGCCACCCGTCCCGCCGTTGGCGACAATTGCCGAAGCAGCTCCCGCAGCACCAACTGTTACGGCGACAGTTCCACCGGGCGTGAGCCCCGAAACAATTTTTATTGCTGCCCCACCGCCGCCACCGCCGCCGCCAGATGAAAAAATGCAACCCGCCGACGCCGCCGCACCGCCGCCGCCTCCGCCACCAACAACAGTCACCTTCACCTTGGTGACGCCGGTTGGCACAGTGAACGTGCCGGTAGCAGTGAACACTTGCATGTTGGAGAAGCCAGACGCCACGGCAGCCGGGGCAGTACTTTGCCAGATCGTTCCATTGCTGGTCAGCAAGTTGCCTGTGGTGCCCGGCGCGACGACCTGAAGCGCACTGGTTCCGTTGCCCAGCAGCACGTTGTTGGCCGCAAGTGTGGCAGCGCCCGTGCCACCTTGCGCCACCGTGACAGCCGTGCCGGACTGAAGAAGGGTGCCGGTGACATTGGGGATCGTCAGCGTCGTGTCGGTCGCCGCCGCGCCAGCATCGAGGGTGACAGAGCCGCCACCGGAGCCTTTGATTGATACGGGCACTAGACGACACTCCAATAGCTGCCGGGAGACACAGTCACCACAATTCCGCTTGCTACCGTCACCGGGCCGAACGTACCAGCGTTCTTGCCGACGGGAATAGTATAATTGGTATTGATGGTGATGTCATTGAGATAGAAGGCCTTATCAGACCCGCCGCCCGTGGGAACGTCAGTCGAGGATGGGAGATACACGTTCGTCCCGTCGCAGACGACCGTCGCCACGATGTTGTTGGCCACCGTGGAACTGGAGCCTCCGCCCGCTGAGGCGATGATGACGCTATACCCGCCAGTGGTCAGGTTCTTGACCACCCACTGGCCGCCCACCCCGGAGGGTATGGTGTAGGTCACGTTCGCCGCAATCGAGCCAGTGACGTTCAGGATCATCTTCTGGTACTGCGTGGCCGTCAGCGTGACTGACCCCGACGAGGCGTTGAGGCTCGTCGTCCCGCCCAGCGCTGCGTCAATGATGGACATGTCCCCGTTGACGGGGATGTTCCATGTGTTGACGTAGTCGCCGTTGGCGGGCAGCTCAAGGTTCTTGTTGGTCGAGAACGTACTCGTCATAGTCAGCCCTCAAGGTTACGGTTAGCGATCTCAAGCGCCTGGGCCACGTGATTATCGTGGGTTCCGAGAAGGCTTTCCGTTTGATTGTTGATGTTCTTCCTGGCGCGGTCAACCATGGTTACCAACTTGTCTGAGACACGGCCACCTGATTTGCGGCCCATGCGAGTATCCGTTGGCGAAATACCAGGTGCGTTATATAGCCAAGATGGGAGCTTCTTGGATGCCTCATATACAGCAAGAGGAACGCCAGCTTTTATTGCTCCAGGAAGAGGGCTCTTTGCAGCGAGTTCAGCACCTACAATCGGCGCTGCGCCCTTGATAGTTTCACCCGCTATCTTTGTTCCTGTTGAAGGAACATATTGAGACATAGGAGTAGCCACATTGCGCGCCCCCAAAGCTCCAGCTCCAATACCTACAGATCCCGCAGCAGCAGTTCCCAACGGGAAACCGCCAGTCAACGAGGCTTCAGCTACGGCACCTATAGACGGCTTTATAGGATATGTGCCAACTTTGGACGACCATGTATCGAGAGCTTTCCCAAGAGGTTGTCCTTTTGCATCCACACGTCCTAATGCGCTGATGTTTTCAAGCATTTTTCTAGTTTGTTCAGAGGGTTGACCAAAAATAAGGGCTTTTCCTCTGGGGTCAAAAAACCCATCAAAATTTTTGTGGAAGTTGTTGAATGTGAAACGCCCATCGGGGGCAATTCGATCTGCCGCATATGCTTTTCCAACTGAACTCCACGCCTGTGGGTCATACTTGACCACCGTATTGTACAGGTTGTCTAAGTCGGAAATATTTGCACCACCTTTTTTAGCAGCAGCCCCAATGATTTTGCTGTAAATAGCGTCATTAGCATACGATCCGGCACCCTGAAT